AGCCGGAGCCGAAGCCGGAGCCGAAGCCGGAGCCGGAGCCGTAGCCGTCGCCGTCGCCGTCGCCGTAGCCGGAGCCGTCGCCGGAGCCGAAGCCGGAGCCGGAGCCGTCGCCGTAGCCGGAGCTGGAGCCGTCGCCGTAGCCGGAGCTGGAGCCGGAGCCGTCGCCGTAGCCGGAGCTGGAGCCGGAGCCGTCGCCGTAGCCGGAGCCGTTAGGCACTTTGCCTTTAATTATCTCGACCACGGCGCGTCCTCCCAAGCCTTTGTGGCCTCTTCTGAGCATTCAGCCACACACGTAATATCTCGTAGCTCAATATCTGCTGCCGGCCCCACGCGCGCACCATCTACTGGTCCCATGGAAGCTAGACCGAGAAAGCCCTTGTTGCTGCTTGGCCAGAAGAGACAGTTTCTTGCGCGGCGAAGTTTAATGCTGGCTCCATCTGTCTTGCTCGCATAGCCGAAGAACACTCCGCGATGCGCAGTCGTGACGAGCACAGCGCGTTCGCCTGTTCTCTTCGTCCTATTCGGATGAGTATTCACGTTTGGGTCTCCTCTTCCGCCCCAGGTTGACTGCGAGGCGCCAGCTAGCAGCGTTATGCTGCTGAGTTTGTCTGCTCTGAACGGGCCAACAATGTCAGCTCTCTGACTTCGCGCTGAGCGCGTTCTGCACTCTCTGCCATCCCTTTGTGACCCATGGAGTGGAATTCGCTATGTGCCCGCTCAAGGTATTGCAGAATACACTGCTCTAAGTAGTCCGCGCGCTGTGACATTTCATTCTCCTCTGACTGCCTTAAAGTAATCCGCTAGGCCAGTCTGTAGTGGATACTCGGCCTGAGCGCTGAAGGGCGCGGAAGTCTTCACGCCCAGCGGACTAGCGGGCACCGTGATGAATTTCCGCTCGTAGATACGTGCTGCGCCAATCCCCTTGGCCTGGTTAACTAGTTGCAGCAAACTGCCGAAGTACGTGGCGATCTGGGGACCGAGGGCGTTGCCAATGCTCATTGGAAATTCCGTGGGCACGCCGGACTTCGTTTCGCCCCTGTCGATGTGGCAATTCAGCACGACGTTGCAGCCGACCTCGGGCGCACAGATGATGTCGAGCAACGTGCGAAGTAGCTCCTGGGCATCGCCGAAGTCGTAGAGTGTGGGCTTCTGGTTAAGCCTTCCGTTCAGCGACAAGTGGAAGTTCATCGCCGCCCGGCTGGCCTTCGTGAACGTGTCGATGACTAGAACGTCCTGGGTCGTCCAGCTGGTAATCGGCCCGAGCTTCTGCATTCCGTCGTCCCAGTTTTCAAGCAGCGAACTGAGTCTGAGCCACGCCGTAGCCTTCTTAATGCCCATCTTAGCGTTCGGGGGCACTCCGATCAGTCCTCGCTCCTCACTGATGGCTACCACACTGGTTAGCATCTTCCCAACATCCTTGTTGGCTTTCAAGTAGGGGCTATTCGGATCGCTTAGCAGCAGACCTTTCAGTATCCCGCTGTTGTTGTCCATGTCGGCTATGCGGAGCGAATAACCCGCTGCGGCCAGACTGGCCAGCGCGCCAGTCTTGCCCATTCCGCTGTCGCTGGCCACGATGAGTTTAACTGGCTGGGGCACTGGGCTTCTTTCCGAGAAGAGCGAAGGGGCTGACTGGCGTGCTGGGCGCTGTAACTGGCACGGGCGCCACAACGTGCATCTGGCGCCTGTGCCTGGGATGCACATGCCGCTGACGCATTTCGTCGGTCAAGAATGCTGGTGCATCTAGACCCGCCGCGCGCAGGTAGCGGCGCACCTTGCCGTTCCAGCAACCGCCAGGGCGAACGTCGAACTTGAAGAGGCTGCGGGGCATCAGCAGTGCGCCCGTCCAGCTGCATCGTAGTAGCAAATTGGTCCATCCAACGTGATGAAATTGCTGACTGCCTTCGGCGCCTCGACACACTTGGCCTCAATCTTCAGATCGTGTAGTATGGCCACTCGGCCGAGACAGGCTTCCTTGCTGGCGAACGTGCTGGTGACTAACGAGCCGGCGACTGTGCCGATGAGTATCCAGTCCATATCAGATGTCTCCTCTAACTTTCGTGGGGTCCCAGTGTGAACGCTCGAAGTCCGCCTTGAGCCATTGCTCGCGCACGCTCGGCGCGCGAGAGCAGATGCTGCGGAATTCACAGCGGAAACAGGCTTGCTCGTTCATGGGCCAGAAGTTCTGGCGGGCATAGTATTCCGCACTGCGCAGTAGCGCATGAAGGCCACGGACGAACTCACTTAGCTGGGCCTCTGTGCGTTCGATCAGCGCTCGGCCGAAGCGGGGCTCGAAATTCACGCCCACTTGCACCGCGTCAACAATGAGACCGGCCACCTTCCGACCCAGCACAATGTTTCCTGCCAGCACATATATGCTGAACTGATTACTCGGTGTGAATTGGGCGAAATAATAACTATCAATCGTGTGCCGAGTCGTCTTAAGATCGCTGATCCATAGGCGGTCAGAAAATTCTACGAGTCGGTCGAGATGCCCGCAAAGGAAGTATTCTTCACTATCGCCTCCTTGGTCCGTCTGGGCGTCGTAGGGCAGTGACGTTGTGGGCCCGAAGCCCAGCGGAAAGCGGAAGCTCTCCTCCACTGCGGGCTTCTTATCGCTCTTAATGACCGTGACCAGCGCGTCGTCTTGCCACTTGTCACAGTAGGCCACTAGGGCTCGGCATAAGGTGAATCTGTTCTTGTATTGGTCGCCCTGCCACGGCCTGTTGCTCTTAGAGTCCCAGGTCGCTTCGAGCACATACTGCAAGGCGAAGTCCAGAGCCTCTTCGTGCAGCTTGCCTTCCGCCCGCGCATGATAGTAGCGTTCTCTGCCGCTGTGCATGAAGATGCCGAAGGCTAGATCGACTGATCGCTGCCTGGGCTGCCAGCCCTCAATATGCCGCAGCTGATAGTAACGTGGGCACTTCTTGAGTGCGCCGAGAGAGACACTATCCCAAAACAGCTGAAGTGTGTGCAGCTTGCTGCTGAATGCCGCGTTCTCAGGATACATAGAGCAAGACTCCTGTCAGCAGCATGATGCCCACTAGCCCCGCGCCGACCCAGAGCGGCGGCGGACTGAGCACGTAGCACAGGAAGGCGGCCAGAGCGAGGCAAAGCCAGAGGAAATTCATTCCTTCTGCTCCAAGCGATGAACTGTGGCCAATATGCTGTTGGCCAGAGCCAGCAGTCTTGCCTGTCCAGGCGGGCCAAGCTTGTCGAAGACCTGCCCGTTGAACGTGGCGATCTGCTTAGCCACGACGATGGCTGCTGGGCTGGCGTATTCGGTCATTTTCCAGGCTCGTCCTCTGCCCCGAAGATGTCCATAGTGATCTCGTTAGACTTCGCTGGCTTGGCCTTCTTAGCCCGTGTGCTGACGCCAGCGGCCTGATCCTCGCCGAACTTCGCACGTAGTCGGCGAAATTCCTGCTTGATCGCGACCAGCGTGGTGGAGTCGTATGGGGGCTTCCTGGCGAAGTATTCGTCCAGCGAAGTGGCACTGGCTTCAGTGAGTGGACTGGGACTGGGCATGATGCTCATCCAGTAGCTCCTCTAGCTCTTCTGCGTTCGTGACCTCTACGCAGCCGATCTTGGCCGCCTTGGCGATCTTGAGAATGGTCAAACAGAGCAAGTTGGCCGGATCGTGCGAGATGCTAATGACACGCCCAAGGCAGAATGTGAGCGCCGTATAAACCTCTGCGGCTTTGGCGCCATCACAGACTGCGCTGATGCCCTCAAGCAGCTTGGTGACTTGAGCAACTTCCTCGTCACTGTCCTGGCTCACAGTTTGCCCTCCACCTTGGCCTCCATGCGGCGCTTGAAGTCCCGCAGCAACATGCGAACGATGTTGCCGCGCTTCAGCGCTGAGCCATACGTTATGCCTAGCCATTCCCAGTCCTGCTCGTAGACCAGAATGTGGACTCTGATCTTCCGGTCGCTCATGACGCTGGGCGTTTCGTCAGCAATCATGCTACTGCTATCTGTCATTTTGCTTCCACTTGAGTATTCATCTCGCGCGCTAGGGCTTCTGCCCAGGGTCTCGGCCAGAATGAGCCGAGCGAATTGCAGCTAGCATTTCGAACGATCCAATAAGGCCAAGTAAGGTTGTTCTTTACTGATGCGGTCTCGGCATAGAAAGGCGGCCTCATGCCAACGCCAGACTTAGTAGCCAAGAAACTTCTGACCATTCGTGTTATGCAGAGAAATTTCTCAGTCATGCTAGTCGCCTCTGTGCTTGATCAGTTCGTAGAATGTAGAGCTGACCACTGGGATCTGGCCCGATAAGCTGCAGCTCAAGAATTGCCGGATCGCTTGCAGCCAGTTTGCTCTTCGCTTTCTGGAGCGCTGCTTTGCTGCCGCGAGCCACGAGTCCAAGGGGCGCACGAAGGGCTTCATAAAGTAGCTCCTCTTCAGACATCGCCCAAAGCTTCCTGCAATTCGGCCTGGGCCTTCTGAGCGATCTCTTGCGTGACCGCCACGCGCCGGTTGGCCTCAGCGACGATCTTTTCAGACTTCGCTAACTGGGCCAGTTCTGCCCGCAGTACGTCGGGCGAAAGATCACTGAGTCCTTTGCCCTGGCGATTGAGATGGACCTCCAGCGCCTGGCGCGCTAGGCGATCGCACTCCAGGCGAATGGCGCGCGCTACGTCGTGGCCCAAGGCGAAACCCAGAATGAATTCCCGAATGTACTCCAGACCAGCTTCTTGCGCTTCGGCTATCTCGTCTACGCTGAGTGGTCCACTGCCAGAGCGCTCGTGGGCCTCTACTAGCTTGCTGTCCAGCACCTTGTGTAAGCCCTTGGCCAGTCCGCGGACCAACAGACGATTGAGTGCCTCGGCCTCTGCAGCGGTGCAAACGTGCTGTGTTGCGTAGGGCGCGGGCAACTGGAACTCGAAGCCTAGGATTTTTGCTGATGGCATAGAGCCCCCGGAAAGTGGGAAAGTGTGACATGGCGGCGGGGTGTGGTCAATGGGGATTTGGCCCGACCATGATCGGCGATGCGGAAGGTGGCCACTTAGCGCCCCCTCGTCAATTCCAGTCCAAGAAGCACCACCAGACAGAAGGCGAGTACTCCCGCGCAGAATACTGCAGTCGGCCAGCTGCCCGCGAGGCAGGCTAGACCTAGACCGAGGATCGCTATAAGTGACGGAACTAGCTGTAGCATCAGAAGATCTCCTCTAGAATTTCCTGTTTCGCTCGTGGGGAGTTCGTGCTGGGCTCCCAATCCGGCCCGCTGTACTTGAAATACTTTAGCAGAGCCGCCTCGGGATCAAGTAAGTAGTCCGCTTGGAACTGGCCCAGGTCGCGCACCCAACCGTAGTACGTGCCGAACCTGTTGCTGGCCCTGTGCGCGTGGATGCAGCAAAGCCAGCCCCAGATGCCGTCCACTTCGCCCTCGGCGTTCTGGTCCCCGTTCTGCATGGGATACATCAGCGTGATGGTGGGCAGCGGACTGCCGTTCGTCTGCAGCGGCGTGCTGACGGCACTGACGAGGCTCGTGGGCCGCTGGGGATCGTTATAGCGCACGGGTATGCTCCTAGTCTGGCACTGTGAACTGTATCTGCGCCCCGCCAGTGGCGGCGAAAGTTAGCTCGCCGGGCAGCTCAGCGCACTGCGTGGCGTCCATGCGTGGGGCGAGCGTGGCCGCCTCCGTGCGCGGTACGTAGCCTAGGTGCCATTCTGGCTGAGCAAACACTTCCTCCGCACTACTGCCGAAGCCCTCGACGGCCCTCTGCACGTCCTCGTGGCTGAGTGCTGTGCCGTTGCTGGCGTCTAGGCCGCTCGTGAGCCAGATCACCTGGATCGCGTTGGCATCGTAGGCGTTACTGGCCTCGCGGCGGGCAAGTAACTTGCTGCCTGCGGGCAGGCAGGCGAGCAAGCCTTTGGCTGGCGGCCGGAAGTGCGCGCCGACGATTAGACTACGCTGAAGCGTCATGGTCAGTCTCCTCTTCGTCCTGGTCCTGGTCCTGGTCTGAGTCCTCCAAGCCATATCCCTCGGCGAGCCCTTTGCTGTACTCCTCGGCGCTCCAGTCAGCGCGGGCCTCAACGTCCTGCTTCCAGGCTTCCTCGGCCATTTTTTCAGCCTGGGCTTTGTCGGTAGCCTCAACAATATCGTACTCTGGTCCGTAGCCAACGTCCCAGCGAATGATGAACTTAGGCATTCTTGGTCTCCTCTTCTGGTGTTGCAAATATGTCATCTTCGATGCTGACATCCCGCGCCTTGCGAACGTGGTGTGCCTTGAGCATCTCTTCCAGCTGGACCGTCGTAGGCTCAGCCGCCGTGGCGAACATTGGACGTTCGTTCTTCTGATAGACGTGGCGGCGTTCGAGCAAGAGCGTGAGGAAAGCCCTCCAGCCGGGCGCGTCCGGGGGCAGCTTTTCCAGTGGAATGAATAGCGTGCGCGGGCCAGTGGCCTCGCTCTGGCCCGGCAGCGCGATGGCCAAGGCGTCGCCGCGGTGCCAGACAGAGACTGCGTAGTCTGGCAGGGGATATTCACTCGCTCGCATTCTGGGCCTCCTTGAGCACACGAAGCGCCGCCTGCTCGCCGGGCAGCAGCTCGACCAGGCGTTGTGCATCTGCCATGGCCTTCTCGGCCTGGCCTTTCGTGCTGAGCAACATCATGGCGAGCAGCGTGATAACGTCCTGGGTTGTCACATTCGCCGGAGCCTTTTCGAACTGCTGCATGAGAAACTGCAGCACATCGCACGTCGTGACATGCTTGATGGCCTTGAGCGCCGCGAGGCTCAGGTCGCGGAAATGACTGGGCTCGATCTTTGTAGTATCCTTGAAAGCCTGGGATAGAGTTAGCTGGAGAACTACAAGCGCGTAATCGCGCATGGGCAGTCCGGAAAGCTGCTCTAGTATCTTGTCCTGCTCGCTAAGTTCCTTCTTGTCAGTCCAGCCCATGATGTTCGTCCTCCTGTTGTTTCGCTCGTAGTCTCCGCATTCTCTTAGCTTGGTCAGCGTTTCGCCTAGCGGCTTTCTGGAAGTGTTCCCGTTCCCTCTCGCTGTGCGGCGTGGCCGGTCGTGGCTCATAGAGCAGCTTCAAGATCAGTGCGACTTGGGCCTTCTCGTTCCACGCGCTGCGCGCAACGCGGTCGGCGTCCTCTCTTAGCTGCTCTAGATGCGCCACGAGCGACTGGCATTCCGCGAGCACGTTCTGCATTCTGAGCTGCGTTATGGGCACTACAGTGCTCCCGTTGTCTCGCGTTCGCTGCATTTCTTAGTTACTTTCTCGCCGAGAATGAATTCCACGTCGATTACGTCTCCGTCGCGCAGATTGTGCCAGTTCTTTTCAATATAGAGATGCGCATTTGGCATAGTGCGCGGACCAAGGGGCCAGTTATATGGATCGTAGCTGCAGCCACGGCACTGAGCCTTTACCACGATAATGCAGCGTTCATTCTCATCTCCGCGATAGCCATCACGGCGCAGAAGATAGCGCTGCTCTTCGTTCTCTGGCACTGGCCTGATGCACAACACCGGAATGAACGTACCTACGTCGCGAACTTCGAGTATTTTAACTTCCATGGTTGTCCTCCGTTGCTGGCAGCAACTTGGCGGGCTGCGAGCGGGCCAGCCGCTGAGCATCACTTAGCTGAAAGACTAGCTGGATGGCCCCGCGGACCTGCCCGGTGTGCATCTTGGTGCGTGCTGCCTGCTGCAGCTGCCAGCTATCGTCGGGCCGAAGAGCGCCGAGCAGAACAGCTTTCTCACAGGCCAGCCGCAGAACATGCGTGGCGGCGGCGTGCCACTCTAGCGAGCGGCGATGGGGGAAGAGGTTATCGGTCATCTGCGCCCTCCCGCCAGCAGCCCTCAATGGTCACAAGAAATGCCTCGGCCAAGAGCCAGACATCAATACAGTGCGCTGGCGTGTCGCCAAGAGCGAATGAGCCAAGCAGCACAAGCACGCTGTTATAAGTGCGGCGCCGCCAGTCCCAGATATATAGGACATTTCGTAGCGCGAACTGCGTTCTAAGCATGTGCCCTATCCCCTTCCTTATTCCAGTCCTCACTGCCCAGTTCTGGCCCGTTGCCAGTCAGCCGGGCAAGTTCGCGAGTGATCCATTCTAGCGGCGCCGTGACCAGCGGATCAGTGCCGTAAATGGGCGGGACTACTAGCATCTCTGCTGCTCCCATTGCAGCGCGCAAACGCTGTGACTGCGTCCTGATGTGCAAGTCGTGGTTCTCAAAGCTCCAGCCACCGTTCCAGTAATCATGGCCCGCGAGCGTGGGGGCCAGCCCGTAGCCGATCCCTCGGGCCATCGCGGGCGCGCTGAGTAGGAACGCGGCTCTGGCTAAGTCCAGCGGAACTGTGTCGATCCTCCAGGCGAAGGTGCTGCTCCATGCCTTATTGCCATTACGGTCGTAGCTGCTGCCGCCGAGCGAGACTCCGCCCCAGAGTTCGACCACTCGGTGCTCGCACAGCGCGCGAGCGAGCGCCAAGATCGCCGTGCCGCGAGCGAGCAACTTGTCGGCACCTATCATCGCCGAGCTGGTCAAGTCCATGAAGATCGTCACTGGAGCGTCGTTCCTGTCCATTCTGCGCCTGATGCGCATACATTCCGGCTGCCCCGTCAAGTATTCCGGCACGCAGACTAGGCCGCCGCTGACCGCCCGCTGCATTTGCCACTTTCGGGTGTGCGGGAGCTTGTCCTCTAGCTTGGCCAGAAGAGCGTCACTGGCGGCGACTAGCCGCTCGTCGCCGAGCGTCAAGGCGTGCAGCGCTGTAGCCTTGTCGTGCTTGCCATACCAGTCGCCGCGCATGTTGCCGATTTGGCCGCTATGCTGATCGCACAGCGCGCGCAACTGGCCCGCTTCGACGAACGTGTAGTTGTCCTCGCGGCCCTCGAAGTCGAGTCTCATCTCAGTAATCCACTTCTGCGCGTTCGTAGCGCTCGTCGTGTAGCCAGCCAGATGTTTCGCACTCGAAGTGCGGTCTGCATGTTCCGATTGCTGGAAAGAGTAAAGCCAGTGGCCCAGACAGTCCACAGCGCAGACAGAGATATTGTCCACTCGCTAGCGGCAATTTCTGCACAACTTCATGCGCTGTTGAAACTACCAAGTGTCTGGTCATGCGCTGAGCCCCTGAACGATCTTGCGCTGGTCCGGCTTCATGCTGGCCAAGTAGGTCTGCTGTGCTGCCTTGTCGTGGCTATAGCCCAGTTGGGCTATCATCTTCGCGCCCGCAATGGCCGCGCGGGAGTCAATGGTATACTTGATGCCTGCCTCGCGAATACGCTCGCGCGCCCGACTAACGTAGTCATACCACTCATTGTTGCCCACGAGCTTCCGCTCGAACGACTGATCCACATCCCAGGGCAGCTTAATTTCAAACCTGGACAAGAAAGCCTCGTCTAGCTTGCACGCTCCGCTGAACTCCAGCGAGCCGCCCAGGCCCCAGGTATTCCCCGTCGCCGTGATAATACAGTCTTTGTGCCTCTGCACAATTCCGTCTGGGAAAGCCGCCTCGCCGTTGGCCAGATGGGGATTGACCGCCAGTAGCGCGTTGGTGTCTGACCTGTCCACTTCGTCGAACGTGTAGAAGCCTCCGAACTCGAAGGCGTCCCGGAACGGTGTGCGGTGATACTTGCCGCTCGCGTCAATCCAGCCGAGCATTTCGTGCGCCATGCTGACTGCGCCGTTGGCGTACCATTTCATGCCCAGGGCGCGTGCTGCGTTGCGGCAGCCCGTGGTCTTGCCGCTGCCGCGTTCGCCCGCAAGGAAAATGCCCGGAACGTAGCCGTCATCTTTCCGCAGGCTCGCCATCCGCAGCAATTCCTCGTATTGGGGATGCTGCGGGCCGGTCTCGGTGTGCGTAGTGCCGTCTGGCCGAGTGACGACTATGTTGACCTGGCGGGGCACGCGAGCGTCGAGGCGCTTGATGGCCTCCGTAACTACCTGCTGCGCTATGGCCTTCGCCGCCGTGCGGTTGAAAGTCTCCTGCCGCGCCGTGGCGCTGTCGTCAATGGCTTTCCCAAGGGCCTCGATCTGCGGCGTGACGATCTTGGCCAGGCAGGCTTCCAAGTCCTCGCCTTTCACCTCGAAGGTCTGGCGCGCAGGTGTAGTGGCTTGTGGTGTGGTCGCGCCCTCGATTGTGGGGTCTTGGCCCGCGACCATCAGTGACTTGGCATAGTCCACGTCCTGCTTAGCCTCGGTGAGTGACAAACCGCGTTCGTCGCGGTGCAGCTTTATGGCCTCAATTATTCGGCCTTGGCGCAACGCTTCGTGCGCGAACTGGCTGAGGGGCTGCGGCTTGCGCGAGGGCGTCTGGCTGAAGATGTCCTCTTCCACCTTGTCGAACTCGGTGACGGGCGCCTTCTGGCCGCTGCGCTCGATCATGGTCTTGGCCCAATAGAGCTGATTTTGCGTCAGCGGTTTGCCGCCGCCAGCGACCGCGGCCTTGTGCTGAGCCAAGAGCGAACTGGCGAAGCGGCGATCGCGCTCGTTCTTGAGCGCAGCCACGGCCAGTTCAAGCTGCATTGTGAGGGCGTCGCTCATTTGCGCACCCCGCAGGCTGCGACGAAGCGGTCGCGGTCAAAGTTTGGGTTTGTGCGGGCCATGGCGTCCGCGATGAGAACGTAGTCCCGGCGGGTCATGAGCGCACCTTAACGATACGGAACAGGCTTGCATCGGCCATATTCATATCGGTGATCTCGCCGAATGCACGAAGGCCCGCCTTGACTGGAATGCGAAATTCGCCCGGCCGTGTTTTTCACGTCTGGGTCTTGCCGTTGCGGCGAAGTCTCCACCAGCGGCCGTTGACCAATGCGACTTCGACTTGCCCTGTGTCGAGTGCGGTCTCTATGACTTGCCTCGTGATCGTGGTCATTGCTGGTTTTCCCGTATTCGCCACAGAGACGTGGCGTTGCCCGGCGCGCGGTTTGCGAGCCAACGAACAGGCTAGCACATTGCCGCGAATGTTGCTAATCACGGTCGCGTGATTATGCGCCCGGCGCGGGGCACCTATGCGCCCAGAGCGTTACTTACTGGGATCGCCACTTACGGTCGCCCACATAGCTAAGATTTCATCCTGTTGCTGCGGAGTCCGTGCGCGCGGAATAAGCAGGCGTGTCTCAGAATTTTGCCACAGCCAGCCAAGATGACAAGCCGTGTCGAGAATGTCTGTGATCTGCTCTGCCGGGCAGCGGGGGGAGAGAAACTCTATAAGTTTTGTCGTCTCGATGCCTCTACCTTTCGAGGCGATGTAAGTTTTTAGTGCAAAACGATGCACTTCACCGATGAGCGATCTAGCCTTCTCTGCGTCTTTGCGCTTCAGATAAAGCTCTTCTGCTATCGCCAGTGCGCTGCGAAGATGATCTCGCAGTTGCTCTTCTTTAGACATCTTGGCTCTCTCCTCTGTTGAACTTGCTGTATTCCAGTTCCTCTAGAGCCTGCGCCTCTAGTACGTCCGGCGCGGCAGGTGCTGCGCGCTCGTGGGCGCCAAGCTGGCGTCGTTTCTGGGCTTGACGAACCTTGGCCCTGGCGTTGCGCTTGGCGTTGCGGTTGTAGAGCGTGCGTTCAAGTAAGTGGGCGTGATGGGGCAACTTGAGCAGCACACTGATGGTCGCCCTGATGTCATCCAGTTTGGCCTCGGCGCTGATCTGTTCCTCTAGCTCTGCCGGGCCTTTGATCGTGCCGAGGATGACGTTGTGCAGCGCGCGGCAGCGTTCGAGCGTGTCCTCGTGCTCGACGAGCAGGGCATGTAGTCTCTGGGCGGTGATGGGCATGGTGCTGGCTCCGTGGATTTGCCGCGTGGATGACCATAATGCACGGGATTAATGTACGCAATTGTTAAATAGGCTATGTGTGGGCATTTGGGTGTAAGGTGGCCCGTGAGTGTCCTCTCTCCTTCTTCAGTATATATAAATATATATATATGAAAAAAGAGGGTAGGGAAGGGTATCACGTTTAACAATTAGGTACATTAATCCGGTGTATTGTTAGCATGACTCCGGAGCCCGTCCCGGCCACTACCCGCAACGCGCCGCATGGCCCGACCACGCCCCGTCAGCGCGCAGCTCCACGCAACTTGCTGGCAACGCTCCGCACGCGCGTTCTGCGCTGCCGCGCCAGATCCGCTCCCGCGCGCTCGTCATCTCCGCCCCAGGCGGGGTACAGCACGCTCACTGGCACGGGCAAGCCGCTGGCTCCACTCCCGCGAACTCCCCACCAAGTCAGCTCCGCATAGTGCGTGAGAACGTACCTCGCGCCGTCGCGCGCCACGATCTGCTGGCCGGGATAATACTGCATGACGGTCTCCTGTTGCGTGAAAGGGAGGGCACGACTGGCCCTCCCCCATTTCGCAATGCGCACTGTGCGGTGGCCTTAGGCGAACAAGTCCTCGCCAACGTCGGCGCCCTCTTCCTGCGCTTTCTGCTGCCTTGCCGCTTCGGCGTCCACACGGTCTTGGTTCGCGCGGATATAGGCCGAGATCATCTCGTCCCTGGTCATGTCCTTGCCCATGTAGTTGATAGTCTTCTCGCCTGTGGGCAGGGCCACATTCTTGCCGGTCTTGGCATTGTACTTCGCAATGGCTTCCTTCAGCCACTTCGTGCCGATCTGACGCTTCAGCGCATCAATGCCGGTCACGCGCGGGCCAGCGCTGGCGCGCACGCCCAGTTGCCCGGTCAGGATACGGTCCAGCATGTCCGCGCGGGCTTGCCGCGCATATTGAGCCTTCTCGTCGTCCGTCGCTTTCGCGCCGTCCTCGGTTTTGGCCCAGGCCGCGACCTTCGCCGCGACTTCGTTGCCCAGCTTATGCCGGAAGCCTTGCAGCGCCAGCATGGCCAGGTTCGGCACTGGAATATCGGAGACCGTAGTCTCGACAAAATCCGCCGTGCCTTTCACGCCCCAAGTGAACGTGTTGAGCGTGGTCGTTTCGCTTTGGTCAGTCATTTGACTTTCCTCTTCGTGGTCGCGTCCCGTTCAATGCACCGTGCGTTGTCCGTCCGACCGTGCACACAACATAGCACGCGGCGAGCCCGAATGCAAGTGACTCGTCGCACAATTCTCGCGCAGTCCGCGCGGGTCTGGGTTGCGTGGCACGCATAGCGCGCGGCGCGGTGTTGGCACGAGTCTTGCCGACGCAAGCGGCGTGCCAGTCGTGGCGAGCCTACCAGCCCTGGTGCAAACCGACCATGGCGGCACCAGCGGGGGTAGAGCCCCATGGCCTACCCCGCGCTCTGGGGGGTAGGGGGGGCCCCACTGAGTAGTGCGCCAGAAACCTATCACGGCCCACTCGTGGGCAGCCGCGTACCCCGCCACGGCGGGCCACCTTCGCGCGCCCACGCGCCCCCCGCGCGCCATCCGATCTTGCGCGCCGCGCCAGTCTGTGCCATCCTCTCCGCGTCGCGCCACGGGTCAGCCCTTCCGCCCGTTGCGCCTGCGGGGCCAGCCTCCCCCCGTCCCCCGTGCAAGCGCTGGCCCCGCACCACCACGCCAGGAGCAGCTCGCATGACAGATGCCACTGACCCCTCTGGCCAAGTCGAATTCATCAGCGCGCAAGACGACGCGGCGGTCCGGCTGGAATGCTTTCGGCTGGCCAGCGCACTACAGCCGAACGATCATGTAAGCGCAGTGCTCACAGGTGCCAAAGCCCTCTACGACTGGGTCATGGACTGGGAGACTGTCGAGGAAGCCGTGGAGACAGAGATGCCCCTAACTGGCGAGGACCAATGTACGCGAAAGCACTAGGGGTTGCTCTCACGTTCATTGTGGCCTTCTGTGTGCCGGCCAGCGCGCGTGACCACCACCACGCTCATCACCATCACCGAGCGACTTGGGCACACTTTCCTGCCCAGCCTGAGTGGCCCCACAGCACCTTCTTCGGGCCAAGCTGGATCGGTCACGTCAAGCCGACGCACTTCGCTGGCCTCGGCCCCCGCCCACGCGCATGGTGCGGCTGGTTCATGAGGCAACTCAAGGGCGTGGCTGACGCCTCGTTCAACTTGGCGCGCAACTGGACGCACTACGGACATCCAAGCGGGCCAGTGCCAGGGGCCGTCGCCGTCTGGAGCCATCATGTTGGCGAAGTCGCTGTGGGCCAGTGCCCAAGTGGCCAGATCATGCTGCACAGTGGCAATGATGGCCACGCAGTGCGCACGCGGTGCGTTTCTCTGCGCGGCCTCTTAGCTTTCCGAGCATAATACATGCCCCTGCGCGCCAAATGGGACTGGATTGGCCTCGCGCTTGCAACAGCGGTGTTGGCTGCCGCTGCCCTCATGTTCGCCTTCGCTTTCGCTCATGCGGAAGGAAACTATCCAGATAGCCGGCTCCATGCCTGGTTCGACAAGCTGGCTAGCCAGAAAGGTCTGTGCTGCAGCTTCGCAGACGGCAGATCACTCGCCGATCCCGACTGGGGCACACACGACGATCACTACTGGGTCATCGTGGACGGAGTGCGCTACGCGGTGCCTCAGGACGCCGTCATCACTGAGCCGAACCGCTTTGGCCAAGCCGTTGTCTGGCCTTATACGGACGCGCAGGGCCAGACGCTCATTCGCTGCTTCTTGCCCGGAGGCGGAGCATGATGCAAGCAGTTCGTCTTTGGCTAGTAAGAAAGTTAAATGTGCTCATTTGGCACATAGCCCCCGAGCCACAACGAAAGCAGTGGCTTGACCTGTGGGAAAGTCGAGACAAGAAGTGACTGGCCAAACGCAGGAAACTTCGTTAGCTCTGCTGGAGCAAGTTGCCCTGGCCAAGATGCAGTTGCCAAGTGAGCCCTGCGAAGTGGTGCGCCAGATCGAGCCCAGTGACCTGCCACTGCTGCAGCAAGAGCTGCGTGAACGGAACTGGCAGAGTCAGCGGCCAGACCACGTAGTCTCCAGTCTGCGGACTGGTCACCAGCAGTTGGCCCAGTTGCTGGCCAGCGGTGTGAACGATCTCGATGCCAGCATGATTACTGGCCGCAGCGTGGGCAGCATCAGGACGCTCAGGGTCGATCCGGCTTTCAAGGAGCTACTGGCCTACTACGCCGAACAGCAGAACGGGCATAAGTTTGACGCCTACGCACGGCTGGTCACGCTGGGCGGAACGGCCATGGAAGTTCTGCAGGAGAGACTAGAGGAGACTCCTGACAAGTTCACGAACAATGAGCTGCGGCAGATTGTGGAGAGCACGATGGACCGCAGCGCGGCCCCAGCCAAGGGTGATCCGAGGCAGGGTGCGGGCCAGCAGAGTGGGCTCTCCGTGAACATTAACTTCGTGCCAGCGCGCAACGGGGCGATCATCGAGGCGGAAGCCACTGAGATCAAAGTTATCGAGGAGAAAGAGCATGCTTAGAGGGAAGTTTCTGTTACTAGCGGCCGTAGTGGCATTCATCAGCGGCAGCACTGCGTTTAGCCAGCCCACCGCCCCCGTCGCCGCTCCGCCCGATCCCCAGTTCGTCCAGAATGCCCTCGCCGTGCTGCAGCAGCAGAGGAACCGTGCGCTGGACGAAGCGGCCCAGGCCCAGGCGCAGGCCGCGCTACTTCAAGGCAAGCTGGAAGCGGCCAACAAGGAACTGGCCGATCTGAGGGCCAAGGAGAAGCCGACAGAGCCGAGGAGCGAGCCCGAGAAGAAGTGATGCGCGAGGCGGATTTACTGGCTACGGCGAAAGAGCTGCGCAGCCAGATCAGGACACGCTGCGGGCTGGACGCCAGCTGGGAGAAGGCCAGCTCGGAAATGCAGCAATTTTACTTGATGCTCGCCCGCAGGGTGGAGGGCCTGGAGGCCAAGGAGAACTTACAGTGACCGTTACTGTTTTCGACTCACCTGATCCCGGCCAAGTGGCCTCGAAGGCCAAGCAGCTCTATGACCTGGGCCTGCGCGGCTTCATCGGCTACTTGTCGCCCATCAATCCCACTGGCTCGAAAGTTGTCCGCAAGGAGCACGTCACGGCTCTGCACGCCGCTGGCATCGCTGTGGGCTTCGTCTGCGAGGGCTGGGGCGGCAGCAGCAACTTTTCTCACCATGATATTAACGCCCCCTGCGGCGCGCGCGATGGAGCCTTCTGCGGACATTACTTGCAGCTACTCGGCGCACCCAGCGGCGTCGTAGTCTCGCCCACAGTGGACAACGATGCGGATGAGGTGCAGCTGAGACAGCTCTGTCTGCCATACTTCGCTGCTTTTCGCGTGGCTCTTCCAGCGGGCTATCGAATGGGCGCCTATGGCTGCGGCGCGCTGCTGTTCGCCTTGGAGGCCACCAAGCTCGTCGATGTCCCCTGGCTGTCGAATGCAATGGGCTGGAGCCGCTCGCACGAGTACGCCGCGACTGGCCGGGCCGTCATCACGCAGCAGAGGCAGACCAGACTCCTGGGCATTGATATTGATCCCGATGTTGTCAAGAGCTATGGCCTCGCCGCTGCGGGCTTCTGGCTGCCCCCCACGCTGGACGTATCGGCATGAGCACCTACTGGACCATCTGGCTATTCGTCGCCCTGCCGCTCAGCTTTGGTCTGGCCGAAGGCTACGCTCTCTGGAAAGGCAAGGAGACCCTCTCACGCTATATCTGGACACTCAGCAAAGCCTGGCCTCCGTTCACGTACTTCGCGGGCTTTCTTACGGGCTTTCTCGTCTGCCACTTCTGGTGGGGTGGAATTGTCAGCTTTCTTCCAGTGAAATGAGGAGACTGAAATGGCTACTCAGCAGGAAATCATCACCGCAGTCGCAGCTATGAAGAAGGCGACTGTGGGAATTATCCACAACGCCATCGCGGCGAAAGTGCCGGGCTTCTATGCCGCTCAGGCTGAGGGCCTTGTGAACGACATCGAGGCGCAACTCTTGCCCGTAGCGGCGAAGGCTTGCATTGAGACTACGGACGCTGGGCGAGCTAAGAGCGCGCCGGCGAAGGAATAGGAGAAGCAGATGAACCAGGAAGAGAAACTGAATGCACTGAAGCAGGCCCTAACTCTGATCTTCGGCATGCTTACGGTCGTGGCGCCGCAACTGGCCACGGCAGAGCAGTATTCCACGCTGACTACGGCCATTCTGACCATCGTGCCAGCGTGTGTCACGGCTTATAGCGTGATCTGGTCGATTTATGCCCACTGGAACATGAAGAAGGTTCCGGAGAACGCCACAGCGCTGGTGCTTCCGCCCGGCGCGGTGCCCCCGGTGGGAGCTACGATCAACTTGACGCCAATGACTGGCGTGGCCAAGGTCGTCGGTGCGCTGTTGGTCGGCTTCCTCGTTCTGCATGCGGTCTCTCCCGCCTCTGCCCAGATTGCCGTCACCGGCAATCTTGCCAAGGATTTGGCGACGGACAGGGCTAATCTGGCCAAGAAGGCCGGGGGTGCTGCAGCATCTGCTGCGGCCACCAGCGAGGAGGACATCCTGGCCGCTCTGGCCAAGCCGTTCCAGGACCTAGCTACTTTCATCGGGGATGACATAGATGCCGCTGTGGCGTTGTCCACCACAATTCCCGCTCTGCAAGATGGCAATGGCCAGCAATGCTGGATGGGCATGCAGCAGTTCTCGGCAGTCGTGAAGGCCCACCCGGTGCCGCTGACGCTGAAGGTGGCCACTGATCTGGAAGCTCTGCGTCTGGCCATGATGGCGGCGAATAATCTCTGCGCCAATCCGCACTGCACTCAGGTCTTCGCCGATCTGGCCAACGGGGTGCAGCAACTATCAGCGGTCAACTTGTCCGTGCCTATTCCGAGTCTCAATTCGGTCTGCTCGAAGGTACCACAGATTGCTGTTGTGGCTCCAGTGGCGGCCAATGCGACGCCAGTTCCGGCAGCAACAACGAAATGACCCCTCTTCCGTCCAGCTTTGCTGATCTCCAGCCGAACGTGCTGATCGCGCGCTGCGTTCAGTGCCATCGGCTGGTCTATGCCAGCGAGCTGTGTATGACCACGGAGGCGGTCACAGTCTGCGCTAATATGGGGGAGCCCCAAAGCGATGCAGCAGCGTTCTCGGCGATGCACCAAGGGACGAGCGAGAAAGCCCCTCTGGCTTGCCCAGTTGCATAACTGGCTCTACTGGCACGCGGATGTGCACGCCAGGATTACGCTCAGCGTATGCCGTGACCATGCGCTGATGAGTCCGGCGCTGCGACGTTATCTGCCAGATGATCCCCTCTACGCATTTCCCAGAAGCGTCTGGGAGGAGCTGACCAGTGTCAAGCGGTGATCCGGGCTACGATGATGTGCCGCCCAGAGGCGCACTGGCGGAATTCCTCGTTCTGCTAAATGAATATCCAGAGCTGAAGGAGAGCATTAGCGGCAGGCGTAAGTGGAACCACGACTATGACGTGCCATATCTGGCCGGCAGCGCGCTGGATGGCCAGACGATCTACTTCGATCCGAAGCTGCATAGTCTGCCTGAATGGGCCATCAGGCTGATTGCTCTGCACGAGATCATTGAGTGGTCCCTCAAGCCCTACGTGGAGGGCTATGAGCCCAGGCACCACATGGCCACAGCGGCGGAAGATCGCTATGTGCTGGATCTGGGCCATACGCCGCAGGAGTATCGGCACCTGCTGCGCCCATTCTACGCTCCGATTGAGCATGAGAAGCTGACTGACTGCCCCCCAGACTTGGACTTGTCCCCGTATAGCGGTGAGCTGAAGCGGACGCTGGAGGACTTGCAGAATGGCAAGGTGAGCAAGATCAGCGTCCTGTTTGGCCACGGAGCCAGGCACAGGAATTGCGGGCTTTGCAGCATGTTCAAGAGGCCAGATATTTGCTCGCTAGTCGCTGGCCCGATCTCGCCCGACGCAGTGTGTGATCGCTTCGTGAGGCGCTTAACGTGATGCGTGCTAGCCACCGCGTAGTCTGCAACGTCCAGTGGGCCAAGGAATGCCCACGGCCAGCTTGCATTCCGCAACTGAAGCGCAAGCCGCGTGGAAGCAAGGGCTTCGGGCTGAGCTATGAGAAGCGTTTCGCCGAGAACTTACTGCGTAGTCTGCCAGGAGCAAAGCATGGCCAATGGTACGAATACTGCGCGGATGGACAAACTGGCTACTGCCAGCCCGACGTTGTGGTACCCCTTAGCGGAGCGGTGCTTGTGCTGGAATGCAAGCTACGTAACGTGGAGCAGGCCGAGGCCCAGCTGGTCCAGCTTTATCTGCCCGTACTTCGGCAGGCTTATTCCCGCGCGGTCTGGGGAATTATCGTTAGCAGATCACTTTCTGCGCTGCCAAGAGGCAGCCTAGTAGCGCGCAACTTGCTGGAGGCGCTGCAAATGGCCAAGCAGGACGTGGTGCCCGTACTGCACTGGCTTGGTCGGGGGCCGATCTAAGCCATGTACGCGTTCGCGGTGCACTTTGTCCTTGACCCGCTGCGCAGCGCCCCTCACACTTTGCCCTAGCGCATGGAGGCTCTCAGTGGCCAGAACGCAGAGTAAGATGATTTTCCATCCGGGCGACGCCGAGTCCGTGCGCGTCATGGCCCACACACGCAAGAAGCCGGCCAAGCTGCACGAGGCTCGGAACGTCAAGACGACCGCCCAGCACGCTACAAGTCAGCTGGCTGACAACTCCTTCGGCCTGATGCCAGAGCCAGAGCAGGACGCGCCGGCCATCACTGGCGGCCTTGCGGGCGAGCCCGCAGTGAATCACTTGAAAGCGGCCGTGGGGCTTCTTCGCAGTAAGAGGCGTGTCTGATGACTTTGGCTGGCCGCTGCGCGAAGAGAGTCTGGAAGCTGACGCAGTCAGCGCGACTAACAATCTGGACTTATCAATTCATCGGTGCGCTGCAGTATGCCTATCTTGGCTTCCACATCAAACGGTTTGAACGGAGAATGCGAAATGTCTGAGAATTCACCGACTCCGGACTTGCTGCCGCGCTTCAACAAGGCGTGCCATCTGGACAAGACTGAGCATGGCCAGATCGGACATGATATGGCCAGCGTCGTGCGTGGCGCCACGGACATCGCCCGTTCGCCTGCCGGCCCGAAGAACAAGAACGACGAGGCCAGTCATACGATGCACACAGCGTGTGAGCCTGGACTGGGCGGCGGTGGTGGCAACTTGGCTGATACCGCGCGCAGCATTCATTCTGGCGCCCGAGCGCCCAAAGCAGACTTTGCTCATATCCGTAAGGGCTAGGCCGTGTCTCCGCTGGGCGTAGCTAAGTTTCTGGGCAGCTGGTTCTGCATCGTCGCGTCGGTGGTGCTACTGGTGCTGGAGCATAGTGTGTTTGGGCTTCCGGGTGTGCTGGCACTTCTGGCCATCGCGTTCGCCCAGGCGCCGACAAGTTGGTGAGATTTCTGATGGCAGAGAGCACGAGACATAGCGCGAAGCATCCAGGCTTCGCTGCCGTTGCGGCCAAGATTGGCAGGCGGGAAGGCATCAGGAATCCCGGCGCAGTTCTGGCCGCAGCCACTCGCCGTGCCTCTGCGAAAGCGAAGAGGGCCAACCCACGCCTGAAGCGTGTAAAGGGCTAACGAATTCTGCGCGCTCCTGGCTGGCATGGGCCAAGCCAGCGTGCAGTCATCCCCTTCGGCCCAGGAGAGAGACTATGAAGAAACTTCTGCTTTCTGCTGGTGCGCTGCTGCTCGCCAGCGCTGTCACTGCGTTTGCCGTCGGCCTCTGGCCTGGGCTGCCGATCCTGGGCGGCTCCAGTTACTGCGCCAGCTATACGTTGACTGGCAGCCAATGCGCGGCGACGGCTTCGGCGGGCTCGACGGCCTATACGGGCAACGAAGCCGTGCCAGTGGACAGCTATGGTGCCAACCAGGCCGCGACGGGCCAAGTCGCTCCGACGTCCCAGCTCGTGCCCCTGCTGGCCCTGGGTCAAGGCGCATTCACGAACTTGCCGAGCACGTCCAGCGCCACCACGTACACTGTGCCCTGCACTACCAGCACGCTGTTCGAGAATGCCACCGTCACGAACCCGACGATCACCTTCTGCGCCACGCCCTTCCAGGGCCAGAAGTTCACGCTCGTCTGGGGAGCGAATCTGACCACGGGCATTACGACTGCCGCTGGATCTGGCTCGACCTGTCTCCCAGCCTGCGGCGCTATCGCGGTGACTACTGCTGGCACGACTCACCAGTGGCTCTACAACGGCACGATCTGGTATCAGATCCAGTAGAACGGCGTTACGAAGCGCGCACTTGGTGGGCCACTTTACGCATCGCGTCTAGTGGCCCTTTTTCTCCCCCGGCAGCCCCAGAGCCTCTCCATGGGCGAGCAAATCGCCAGTATTTCGCCCGACTTTCCTGAAGCGCTCCAGTGGCTCTTCAAGCCCAAGAGGTACAAAGTGCTGAAGGGCGGCCGAGGTGCTGGCCGCTCCTGGGGCGTCGCGCGTGCGCTGCTGATCCAAGGGCTAAGTGGCCAAGAGCGCGTGCTCTGTGCTCGCGAGCTGCAGGCCAGCATTAAGGACAGCGTTCACAAGTTGCTGGCTGATCAGATCAGCCTAATGGGAATGAATTACCTGTACGACGTGCAGCAACAGGGCATCTACGGCGTTGGGCCGACTAAGGGGACTGAATTTGCCTTCGAGGGCATTAGGCATAACGTGACCAAGATCAAGAGCTATGAGGGCGTCACAAAGTGCTGGCTTGAGGAGGCCGACAAACTGACGCGCTACTCGCTGGAAGTGCTCATTCCGACCATTCGCGCGAAGGACAGCGAGTTGTGGTTTACCTTCAATCCAGACCAGGAGGATGACGAGATTTATCAGCGCTTTGTCGTCAATCCTGATGGACTGGAGAAAGTCCGGACTTACCATAGTGATCTGCCTGACGGCTGGGAGTGCAAGGAATATCCGAATGCCTATGTGGTGACCAGCACTTGGCGTGATAATCCGTGGTTCCCAGAAGTGCTGCGCTCGGAGATGGAAGACTTAAAACGCCGCGACCTGGATGCCTACCTCCATGTCTGGGAGGGCCATACGCGCAAGGTGCTGGAGGGCGCGATCTTCGCCGATGAGCTGCGGGAAGCGTTCGTCCAGGATAGGATCACCAGCGTCCCCTATCAGCGCGGCTATCCTGTGAATTGCTACTTCGACTTGGGGCGCGGCGATATGACCAGTATCTGGTTCGTGCAACAGATCGGCTTCGAGTGGCATGTTATTGACTTCTATCAAAATCGGCTGAAGTACATCGACCATTATGCCAAGAAGATGCAAGAGCGGGCTTACGTCTACGGCACGCTCTGGCTTCCGCACGACGGCAAGGCCAAGCAGCTGGGCTCTAGGGGCAGCATTCAGGAGCAGCTGGAGGCCCTAGGCTTCCATGTGCGGATCGTGCCCAGGCTGAGCGATATTGACAAGATCAATGCTGGGCGAACCGTGTTCGCAAATTGCTGGTTCGACGCCAAGCGCTGCCACGAAGGTCTGCACGCGCTCAAGCATTATCAGTACGAAGTCCGTAAGACTGATCCCAACACGGGCCGCATTCTGCAGACTGCAGACAAGCCGAAGCATGACGAGCATAGCCATGCCAGCGACGCCTTCTGCTACTTCGGCGTGGCCAGTGGAATGAAGACTGGCGCCGTTACCTGCAAGATTGCCAAGCCGCGAAGCACCATGCTGGGCACGCTCAACGCGCTGCTTCCTGGCGCGCTGGGTTCTCGGCGGGAAGACACCTCTGGCTGGTTAGGCCGCTAGAATGTCCGAGCGCGGCACGCCTCCTCGCGACTTCAATCCGCCGTTCGCCAGCGGCGATGCTCCTGCGCAC